CGTGTTGTCAGCGGAGAGCTTTGCGTCAGCATGTTCGAGTTGTGCCTGAATCCGTTTTGGTAACTTGCTCATTTGTGGTTCCTGGGCTCGGTGGCCTGTCAGGTTGATAAACCCGCTTATTTGCGGGAGGAACTTGTCGCTGCATCAAGGTTCTCGATCATGGTCTGCAGGCATTGCGCGTACCCCTGGGTGCGTCGCAGCTGCTCCACGTCGTTCATCTTGACCAGCACATCGTGCTTTGTCGCCAGCTCGGAAACCAGCCATTCGCGCAGCCGAGGGTTGCCTCGGGCCACGGATTCAAACAGCTGCATGTCTTTGTTAGCGAGCACTCACTTACCTATTTGCGTGTAGCGTACACTGTCTAACACGTTAGTGTCAAGCCCCAAAGTTGTCAATTACCGGTGAGCCGTCTGACAATTCGGCCGACGCCGTTGGTGTTCCGTTCGTTGCTTGACCTGTCTGAACCTGCTGAGCCTGCATAATGGCGGCGGCGCGCAATCGAATCTCACTCGTCGATGGCACAACACTCTCGCTGTCCAGCTCCAGGGTCTTGGTTGTAGCGCGCAGCAGCGATGCGATGCCCTCGGGCCCAATCATTTCCTGCACCACTGGGCTCTGCAGGGCCATGGCCAGGAACTCGTTGCGACGAATCTGGGCGGCGTCCTTGGTCACCAGCGACAGCGCGCCGCGCGCAACCACCTGCAGGTCACCCTTGATGTCCTGGTCCGCGTCGTAGCGCATGAGGAACTCGTAACCTCGTCCGATGGCCGGTCCTATCACATTCAGGTCAATGCCCGACACCGTGCTCTTGATCGTCTTGCCGGCGTTACCAACCATCATGGACATACCCGACGCTGTGCGGCCCGCGCCGCCAATGTTCCCGTCACCCGTCATGTAGCGCGGGATGCCGGTGTACTCGTCGGCCAGGGTGCTGAACTTCTCGAACACCGCCATCAGCTCGGCCGCGTTGCTGTTCGGCTGGAAAAATCCCATGGGAGCAGAGCTCGATCCCATTGGGTCGCTGGTTGTCTGGGTGATCTTCCACGGGAACAGCGCCTGGATGTCCTCGCCCGCTGGCAGTCGGTCCACATTGATCCACACCTGGGGGCCGGACGAGATGCCCATGTTGTTCGACAGTGCCCTCGCTGCTGCGTTGCACATGTCCTGGCAGTCGGCCATCGTGTCGTACAGGGACAGGCCAAACACAGAACCTGGCACGCGCTTGAAGCTGTGCGCGAAATACGGCCGGCGCGCCAGCGGATCGGCGTTGATGGCGGCCTTGATGACCCATGTGCCAATCAACCAGGCCTCGATCTGGTACACAGCGGCGTCGTCAGGCACCTGGTCAGCCTGCAGCCCCCATTCTCGCAGCTGCTTGCCGGTGGCCGATCCCCAATACTGCAGGGCGTCGATCAGGTCGGAAGAACTGTCGAACAACGTGGTGTTGTGACCCTCGGCCGCTGCGCGCTCACTGTCCGACGCGAGCCACTGGCGCAGGCCACCGATCCCGTAGTTGTCGATGACCTGGCGTATCGCATCCTCGCTGTAACCCTCCACCCCGATCATCTCGTTGAGCGACTGCACCGACAGGCGGTGGCGCTCGATCAAAAACGCATCGTTGACGCTGCGTGCCCACGGGGCAGGGTAGATGTCCATGGCGTCCACGCGCTCCCAATGGGGTTGCGCTGACACGCTCACCTGGGGAGCATAGTTTCCGTCCGCTCCCTGCTCCCAGCTCAGTTTCCCGCGCCGGCGCACCACGGGTCCTTTCAGAAACGCCGTCTGATACACGCACAGATCATCCAGGAACTGATCCAGCGCCTCGACGAACCCACCCTCGGCCAACATGTCGTCGAGCTTGCGCTCTGCCCGCGCGCAGCGCACCTTCGCCTCCTCGCAGATCATCGCCTCGGCCCGATTCTTGGCGTCGCGCAGCATCTGGCGCACGCTGTCAATGTCCATTGGGGCAGGGCCCTGCTCGGCCTGCAGCACCAGCTCCTGTACCCCGCGCATGATCGTGTCCGTGATCTCGGGAGGCAAACTTGGCGACGGGGTCGGGCGCAGCGACCACGGTTTGTCGTCACCCGTACCAAGCAGCACGTCCCCCAGGAGCGCCTTCGCCTGGCGCGCCTTGGACGCGAACAACATCATGTAAATCTCGGAGCTAGCCTGCTCCCGGAGCTTTGCCAATGTGTCCGGGTCGTACTCTCCGCGCAGGGCGCGCTTGGCCTGTAGCATGCGCTTCTCGACATCCCGCTTGGCTTGCTGGGCGATGCTCCAGTGGTGGCGGATGTGGCCGGCGAGTTGCTGCACGACGGGGGCGGCGTTGGCCTGCTCTGCCCGCTCGCGCGCTGCGCGCTCGTCCTGCTGCATCTGCCCCAGCGACTTGATCGGCATGATGCCGCCAACGGAGTATCCGGTGCGTCGGGAAGGGGTCTGCGATGACGCCGGAATCGGCATTCCTGTGGGGATCATATTGCTAATTCCGGTCTAACATGTTAGTGTAATTGTGCCTCAGACATAGCGATATGTCGAGGGGACGACGTTCCTGCGCTTGCCGTGCCCCATATTGCCGTCGAGCGGGCTGTTGAACCGCAGTGCAAAATATTGCACGCTGTCGCCGCAATTCGATACCAGGATTCCGTTGGCGTAGAAGCAGTGCTCGTCAAGCACCGTCAGGTCGTAAACCTTGGCGCTTTGCCCTGCCAAGTGCTGCTTTCCAACAAGCTTTGCCACATGTTCGTGTTTTCCGATACTTGTTGACTCGGAACTCCCCTCCGCACTCTGAGCAACATCTGGCTTCATCGTCAACGCCTGACTTGACGCGATCTGCCCCCTGACACGACGGTGAGCAAAATCCACGTTTAACCAGTTCGGCAAACCCGAAGTACGGCTTTGTGCAGTGACTGCACTGCAGTTCGACTCGCTCTCGTGACTCCCATGCGCGTTTTCCGTTCTCAGAGTGCCACTTTCGACCGGCTTCTGATCCATGCCATTCCGCCGCTTTTGGTCGAGCAAGATCGAGCGCAGCGAGCGACTTGGAAAGACCCTCCGGAGTTGCGTTGCGCTCCGCGCTGTGATGGCGCATGTGTTCCGACGCACCCAGGCACTCAAGGTTTTCCAGGCTGTTGTCAGACTTGTCACCATTGATGTGGTGGATGTGGCACCCGGCTGGGATGGCACCATTGTGGTGTTCCCAGACGACTCGGTGCATGAACTTGCCGCCGTCAAGGTAGAAGTCCGACTTGTAGTATCCCCTTGGTTTGCGGTAGTAGCGAACGCCGCAGAACTCAAGGATCGGGTATTTGGCGCTTGGCACGTCTCACCTCCGATAGCGAACAATACGTCATTGTAATCTAACATGTTAGCTAGTACAACTCCGCGCTCGGTGAAAAACGGGTGATCGTCTGTGCAGATTAAAACGGCCCCTGTGGAAAACTCCAGGCGCAGCAGGCTTCGGCTTGTATGTGACATGACAGCGACAACGTCAGCTGGTCCGTTCGGGGTCAGCACGCGATGGTCACAGGTGATGCTTTCGATCGGCACCTCACCAGCAGGCGTTGAAACCATTGTGCCTGCGACAAAACAGTGGCTGTAGTGGTTCTTCTCCGCCACGGTGCTCGACGTCCCTGCCGGTGAGCGCTTGTACCGGTGCCCCCAGGTGAGGGTGTCAATGATGTGGGAGCACGACGCGTCGATGAGCAGGGCTGCCCCGCCGTCGATCTGCTGGGATAGCAGCCCCTCCACCGCCTGAATGCGCCGCTCCGGGTCGTTTGTCGAGGCCTTGTTAACCTTGTATCCGTATGCCGCTACGGCCTGGGCTATCGTCTTCTCGTCCAACTGCGAGCGCTGAAAACACGCCGGGTCCAACTCAAACATTATGTTTTCCTGGCGGAACCGAGGAAACTTGGTGCGCAGCAGCGGCACCAGTATCGTCCTCAGGAACGTCTCGACCCCCATGGTCTCGTCCTCTGGCACGTAGGCCTCGGCCAGGATGTTCACCCTGCCGCGCATGTCGCGCTGGCCGATGGTGGCAGCCGCCTGCAGGCCGTTGTCCATCCCGACCACCAGTGGGTTCAGTGACTGCAGCACGGCCTGCAGCGGTTTGGTGGCGACGTGGAACGACGGCTTGAACGTCCCCTTGTAGATCGGACGACCCAGGTCACCTGCGCCGAACAGATTCTTGAGGTACACGTTGATCCAGTCCTCGGTCTTGCCGGTGATCAGGTTCTCGTAATAGTCGTCGGCCAGGTTCTCCAGGTTCTCGGCGTCCGGGTTGAGCGAACCGTCGTCCAGCAGGGCGGCTGGCTGGATGAAAATCTCCTTGCCCACCTCTGGTTCCGTGATGAACTTGTGCCAGAACCCACCGAGCGGGGGAGGGTTGGTCGAGCAGATCACACCGGGGCGCGTGACACCCCCGGCAATTTTCGACGGGAACCGGTTCACACGACCCTGCAGGCCAGCGAACACCTCCGGGTCCACCTCGCGGCACTCCTCCACCCAGGCCGCGCTGGCCTCAAGTGACAGCAGCCGGCGCACGTCGTCTGGCGTATCGGCCGCCATCAGCACGAATTCACTATGCACGATCGAGCCGTCCGGGAGCTTGAACTTGGCCTCGAACACGTTGTCCGACAGCCGCCACTGACCCATGGTCCCCTTGGTCATGGTCACGAACCAGGTGTCAATGAGTGGCTTTACAGTCGCCTTTAACTGTGCGATCGTATTGCGCAAAATTATGAATTTCGTGCGGCGCACGTTGTTGAACGGTGCCTGGTTCACCGCACGCTCCACCAGGTCCATGAGCGCCACGGTGGACTTGCCACCGCCGACCGGGCCCATGATCAATTTGAGGAAGGCCTTGGACTTGAGGAACGCATCGCCAGTTGGGGACGGCTTGTAGTTCAGCATCAGACATCGTCCTCGGTGTATTCCTCGGCGCCCAGCACGTTCTCCAGCTCCATCAGCAGCGGCGTCAGGTCCTTGCGCTCTGGGCCCAGCTGGTCAATGGGCTGCAGCTCGCGCACCTCGACAGCGTCCTCGATCATTACCGTCTGGACTTTCCTTGGTCGCCCGCGCGGGCGCTTGACGGGCTGATCCGGCATTGTCTCGACTGTCTGCATGGGTTCAGCCTGCTGCGCAGGCACATCCTGGCCGCGATTGATGATGAAGTTGAACACCGGCAGGTTGCCGAACGGGTCGGCCTTCTTGTCTGGCTCGGCCCCCGTGAGCCGCATCTCCAGTTCCACCAGCTTGCGTTTGTCGTCCACCGTGCCGTCCGTGATGACTGCCGTGCGGTATTCCTTGAAATCCTGCAGCAGCACTTCCGCCGCACGGGTCTGCAGCGCGTTCTTGGCCTCGTTGATGACGGAGAGTTGCTTGGACATACGTGGTTTGTGTGGCGCCATAGATTAACACTAACCTGTTAGTGTGGCAACGTGTTCGATATTTAACACGGCTGGTATTTTTGGCCGGGAAATTTTTCGGGAGTGCTTGGTAGTGGGGGTGTTCGATAGTTAACACTCCCTTTTGACCTGGCTGGCGGTGCGCGCGGGGACCTAAGCCCAGGGGGCACCCGG